AAAGATTCATTGCAAGTATAACATATTTTAAAATCTTCTTCGTAATCTTCTTCGTAATCTTCTTGATTTATTTCTTCATAAAAAAAATCTAATTGATTAGTGTGTTTCACTCCAGTTATCTCCTATCTTATACTCGCCATCTAAAGGACAAATCATATCTAATACATCAGCAGTATCAACTATAGCCTGTACTCCTAGCTGTCCTACTTGTTCAGCCTGATCTTCTCTAACTTCTATCTGCCATTCATCGTGTACGTTAGCTACAAACTTAGCATCCAGGTTAAGATCTTTAATCTTTTTATCTAACAAGACAAGAGCTGTCTTCATAATAACAGCGCCTCCTCCTTGCAATAAAGTATTTAAAGAAGAGTAAACTTTTCTTATGTGAATAACTCTACCATCTAATGCTTTAAGGTACTTGCGTGTACTTGCTGCTCGCTCAACACTAGCTGTAAGATTTCCAAGTGATGGGAGATTGTTGAGGAAACGATCTCTAAGTGATGCACCGACTTTTGAGTTTCCTCCAACCACGCTTCCAATTTTAGCATTTCCAGCTCCGTATATGAGTGCATAGATGAAAGTTTTAGCCTGACTTCTCTGTTCAAGGCCAGCAAGTGATTGATTTGTGCTGTGAATATCTCCGTTGATAATTTCATTTATGTAATCCTTATTTTTCATATAGTGTGCTAAGACTCTCAGCTCTAAACCTGAAGCATCAATACCTACTAACTTATATCCTTTAGGTACTGTCCAACATTCTCTACATTCTTTACCGTAAGGTTTATGAGAGCTAGGTGTCTGTGCTACGTTAGGGTTTCGATGTGTCATCCTACCTGTGATAGCTCCGTTAGGTATAACAAAGCCGTGTACTCTGCTGTCTTGTGATAGCTCTAACCAAGAACCTACCTGTGCTACTCGTTTCTGTAACATCATAAACTCTGCAATAAGCGAAGCTTCAGGTATACCTTTAACTTTTTCTAATGTAGTTTCATCTACTATAGGTTGACCAGTAGGTGTAAACTTTTTAGGTTCCCATCCAAAAGTAATAAGGTATTCACCAATTTGTTTACGACTAGCTAAGTTAAACTCTACCCACTTCTGCCGCATAAAAGGTTGGTAGTTATTAGCTGTAACTTTAATAAGTTCTTCATCAGTTAACTTAGGTACTTTAGATAACGACTTATCTTTATTAAACTTAGGAGTAATTAATCTATCATCTACCCACTTAGGTTTAAATGTTTCGTGTACTTTCTTTTCGAGTACTGCCATCTTAGATTTTAGTTTAGCAGAAAGAATAGTTGCTTTCTTTTCATCAAGCATAAAGCCTGTAATCTCTTGATCTTTAATTATCTTAGCTATTGAATGTTCTAGATCAATAGACTCTTGACTAAACACGATTGCATCTTTTAACAACTTATAATATATATCTGTATTTAATTCTACATCCTGGATACAGTAAGCACCCATCTCTTTTGTATACTCACTCCAACTATCTGGCTGTATTGCCTTTCTTTTTTCTGCATTATTAGGATAAAGAAGGTAGCCCCAGTTACTTAAACTATGCCCTCCTGTAAGTACAGGGTTAACCAAGCGGGATACTACTAAAGTATCTTCGATATGGTTAGTCAAGGTAACATCGAAATGTTTTTTAATTACAGGGATATCAAAGCCTATGATGTTATGACCTATCAATACATCGGCACTGGCTAAAAGATTTACTCCTTCCTGTAACTTATCAGGGGGAAACAAACGAGTCTCGCCCCCAATAACTTTGGTTACTATACAGTGTATTGTATTGCCTTCTAACCCATCTGTTTCTACATCAAAGACTACTTTTTTAAAACGGTGATGAGCTATTTTGTTGGGGAGAGAGATCAAGTTCTGTTTCATAAAGTCTTCCTGTGTTTGAATTATATTTTAAACTGCAGGCTAATCCTGTATCTCCTGTGTACCTAGATTTTAAAACTCTTATTCTAGTTGTGTTAGCTTCTTCTGGATCATCAGCCTGTTGATTTCTTTCTAAGGCTATTACACAATCAGATAACTGTGAGATACCTTGTGATCCTTTAAGATGAGAAAGAGATACTTCAATACCTTGTTCGTGGCCCTTCTCTCCTGCTGCCCTTCTTAGATGTGATACAAGTATCATACCTACACCTGTCTCTTCTACTAAAGAGCGAAGGCGAGTCATTAAGTTATCTATGCCTCGTCTCTCATCTCCCTCTGTCATTACATTAATAAGCATATGTAAGTGATCGACTACTATCCATTCACATTCACAACCTATAATAATGTACCTAAGTTTAGAAAAGATCTCATCAATATTAGTAGCACCTAAATGTGCGTGGATAAATACTCTACCCTCTTCAATAACATTATCAAATAATCTTTCTAATTCTTGATCAGAATACTGCGCTCTTTTTTCTGCTAAGTAAAGTCTATCGTCAGCTTCTATAGAAACAATACCATCTGCTGTACGCAACCAGTTTTCTTCAAGAGCTAAAATGCCTACGTTGTCTGTTGTATTTTTGATGAGCCAGTGTTCTAACTCTCTAGTGACACTTGACTTACCTAATCCTGTACCTCCAGTAAGAGTAATCAACTCCCCTTTACGCATACCGTATAGCTTATTGTTAAGGCCTTCCCACGGATACGGTACACTTTCTTTTTCTTCTCTTTGTAACCAATCACTTTTCTTACTGGATAATTCCAGGATACCTGATGGTGTATAAGTTTTAGAATTCCACCAAGCTTTAGTAAACTCTTCAAACTTCCCTTGCTTAAGCATATCATTAGCATCTTTAAAACCTGTAGGGAAAGACATAATCTTAGTCTTGTTAGGCTTTAATATACGGGCTACTTTTCTTGCAGCTTTCTGTCCTGCTTCATCATTATCAAACGCAAGTACTACATTATCGTATGCTTCTACAAACTCTAAGCTTTCTCTAATATCTTTTACTGCTGAAGCACAGCCACGTTTGAGAGAAACAACAGCCCACTTGCCTCCGAAGATTTCATAGACAGCCATTGCATCACACTCGCCTTCTGTTATTGTGAGATACTTACCGCCTGTGTTTCGATACAACTGCTCACCAAATAATCCTGTGCCTTCAAAGCTACCAGCAGAATAAAATTTCTTAGTATCTATTTCTCTTGTCTTCGTTGCGACAACTTCATTATTATTATAATAAGGATAAACGTGCTTATTGGTGACAGATAGAACGCCAAATACTTTAGCAGTACTAAGACTAATCTTCCTATCATCAAGAGCATTGTAAGATCCTTTATAAGAATGTAAAAAACTATTGGTGTTAGTAGCTAACGTGCTTATAGGTGTGTAGTTTTCATTACCTACACCTGTCCTAGTTTCACAACCAAAACAATAAGTATGCCCGTCAGTATATAAACTATTGTTATCTTTACTACCGCAAGCCTCACAAGGTATATGTTTAACAAATGTATTTGCTTCTGTATTCAATTTACTTCCCCAAGTTAATTATAAAAAAACCCCTTACCTGTTCAAGGAGCAACTCTACAGGTAAAGGGTTAAAGGTTACGTTAGTTGTTAGATTTTTTAACTGATTTATTTTCTTCCTCTTTCTCTTCAGCTACTTGATCTTTCTGATAATCTAAAACAAGTTGATTACGATAAGCAGTAATTATTATTTCTTTTTCTTGTGCTGTCCTAACCAATTCATTTCTTTCCTCATTCAAACCGTGAAGTCTATGTACAATAGCTTTAGCTTTGTCTGAAAGTTCATCAGCATTTATTTGAACACCATCAATAGTAATAGATGCAGGATTTTTTTTTACCATTAAAAAGCCTCCTCATCGTACATACCCGCACCATCAGGTTCTTTATACGGAACGTGTGTTATTAAATGAACAGCGCGTAAGTCTCTGCCTTTACCTGCCTTGCCTTGATAGCTCCAAGCATACTCACCGTACTGTACCCTTACTAAAGAACCGTTACCCATCTTAGGTAATGTATCTACTTTTCTTCTAGCTTCATCAATAAGAGTTGGTCGAGTATTCTGACCACCACCTTTCTTATCTACATTTCTTTTGAAGTGAACAAACCTACCAAAGTCTTTTTCTTTTATAGGGTGTCCTCTATTTTCAAAATCAGTTAGCGTGTCCTCATCTAATACTAAACTAATTTCCCACTTGTCATCGAACGTAGTGTTAGGTGTAACTACATTTGCATAGTAAGCACGACCTGTAACTTCACCGACTCCACTTCCCGCGTTAAATGTATTTTCTTCAGCCATCTTTATTTCCTCGTTTATGTTACATTCAAATTAAAACTCATTTCACACTTAGATAAAAGCGTTTCGTTAGGTACAAAGTTTAACTTAGAAACGTATCTTTGTACAGCTCTTTCTAACTTAGCGGGTGCAGTGTTAGACTTAACTGTAAGATCTTCTGCTTGCCCTTGTGTATTTATATTAAACAATACAGAGATATTGTATGCTCCTTTTTTTCTAAGGCTATCTACTGTACGCTGTATTGCTTTAGTACTATTTTGTCTACCGCTTTCTAATGCATAAGAACATTCTTCAACACGATAAGATTCGATATGTGTATTTGTTTCTTCTGGTATAGGTGCAGCAACAACGGGTACTGCTTCACGTTCAACCACAGGTACATCTATTATTTCTTCTGGTACTATTGTTTGATCTTGAAGCAACTGTATTTCTTGCAATAGATATTCAATCTTTTCTTGAAAGTATTCATCGTTGTCTTGACTCAAATGAGAGATAACATTAAGACGTTCCATATCTTTGTTAAGACTATCTATAAAACCATTCACACTTTTCTTATTCATAGATACCTTATACTCTATAAAGTTTTGAGTATCCACAAGGTCAGCACGGGAGATAGAGCCTATCGAGTTAGCTTTAAGTTCCAGGATATTGCTTTTAATTTTAATAATCTTATCGTTAAGATAATTAGTAGTAACAACTTGGCCTTCAAAGCGTTGTTCAATATGTAGATTATATAAATTTAATCCTACAATATTTATTAACAAAGCACTAACGAGTGCTATTGATATAGTTTTAAACATACTTGTTCTCCTTTGTTTATTGTATCCAGTTTAAAGAGCCTCTGTTTTTAGTTCTCCAATCTTCATAGTGCATACTTAATTCTGCAAAGGAATTAATATTAGGATACTGTTTAAGATATTTCATTATCCATTTAGGTGTCATAAAGGAAAGGTACATAGTTCGATTAGCCATATAGTAATCCTGTGTAGGAGCTAACTCATCTATGTTATCTATAGAGACCTGTGCTGCTTCTTCTTCGTTCAACAATGTCTTTAACCATTCTACTTGAAGCGGTTTGATTTTCTTTCGTAATGCTTTTACTTTCTTCTCATTCATATTGTTTTCCTTCTTAGCTCTATAGAGTTTAAAGAAGCATTAAGAAATTGTCAATGGCTCTTAACAAATCTTAACACTTCTTTATTCAAGGTTATCTTTCGTGAATGTATACGTCTACTCTTTGAGCATCTTCTAATTTACAATCTCTCCAGTTAATATTGCCGTGTTGATTAGTATACTTAGCTAAGTTAGGATTGTTCTTACCAAATCTTCCGTGACACTTAACATATAACTTTCTATCTATATGCTTATTAACAAACTTAATTGTTTCTCTTATTACATCGAGTCTAAATTGTTCTGCAAAGTTATCTTTGTTCACTGTCATTACATATTTTTTAGTTCTGGTTTTCATCTTTACTTTTCCTCGTTAGTTATTGGTGTTCCGTTAGAGTCATAAGACCAATCATTATTAACACGCTTGTACTTAGTCTTATCTGTGTGTGTCTTAGGTTTGTGTAGCTTATCCATATTCTTTTTAACAGGGTTACGTTTGTTCATCAGCCACTCTCCAATCATACTTATAAACTTCGGCCTTACATTTTAAACAAACAATAGCAACCCAACTGAAATGATATACTATACTTCCTTCTTTACATTTAGGGCAAACTAATATCGTGCCATCTCTCTTAGCTCTAGTGTGCTTAGTGACTGGCTTGCTACCGTCTTCCTTGTTAGTTATAGGTTCTAGTTCTTCTTGCATTTGTTCAGAGTAAGTTGGTTCACTCATCGGCTTTCTCCTCATCATCATCAATAGCCTGCTGCATTGCGTTGTATTCTATTTCAATCTCCTGATACCTGCCATCGGCATAGCTAGGTATGATATGAGAGTTACCTCGTTCCACTTGATCCTGGATCTCTCGTTCAATCAGTTCTTCTACATTACTAAGAGCTAAACCTAATTGTGATTCTTTTCTTAATCCCATAGGGATACCAAAACTACAGGTAGTTAATGCACATTCTATTTGATACAGCTTAGTTAGTTTATCCATTGTTGTTTATTTCCTTAACATAAAATGAAAGCTCATCACATTCGCCAAAGCTGAAATGTTTTTTAATCCATTTAGTTTTTGTGTTATCTACTATTGAGAAACCGTCTTTATCTTTTTTTTCTTTGCCGTTTTTATGTTTCTTATATACATATTCATACTCGCCCACTTCAATATTAAATCCGCTACAATCATAATCTATATTTACGTTATCAAATCCATAGACTTTTTCTAGATGTAACTTAATTGCTTCCTCTATATCATAAAATCCTAATTTAATTTCCATAATGCGTTCACTCCTATATTAAAATTGTCCTGAGTTTATTTTATTTTTTATAGCTATCAAGTAAGGCTCTCTTAAATCCTCAAGTAATGTTAAAGAGTTTTCTAATTGCCATTGAGGTATGTTACCTATGTCATTCTCCATAGCCTGTAGAGTTTCTTTAATTACTCCGTGAATATAATCTATCTTTTCTATCTCATTCATTATCTATGTCCTTAGTTTAAATTAATTGAGGCAGTTTTGTTTTAGGGAGCAACTTATAAAGTTCCACACATAAAAGAGATCTGCCAACTCATCGGGGTTAATCTTGTAGTGACATATAGTAATCGTCTACTGCTTGAGGTTCTGGTAATCCGTCATAGTCCGTGGAATTGATCACCTGACATATTGAAACAGAATATATGGAATCGTCTTGGATAAGCTCTTGGTAGCGAACGACCGCCCCTTTAACGTCTTCCCTAAATGCTTCAATATTATCTAAAGATGCGTTGGGATAATCTCGCTCTTGTGTATAACAAACAATCATATCTTTACTCATCGGATAGCTCCTTTACTTTAGCTTCGACTAATTGTTCAAACCAGTCTGAGTCTGTAATAACGTCTAATTTATGATCTATATATTTTTGCAGACTAACAGCAATCTTCTGTATTTCTGGATCAATAACTTCACTCATCGGATAGCTCCCCTTCTTTGGTTATTTATTTAGTACCTATAATTTTAGCAGAATATGTGACCGCGTTCAACCACATTTATATTATGCGTTCAATCTTATTTTATTTTTCCGAGTCCTTCCAAGTTAGATTTACATCTTTATAAAAATAATATCCAAAGCACTCGTTGCCACCAGGATCTAAAAAGTTAGCAGTAAATTGAATACTTAATAAACTCTCAACATTTCCCCACACCCAAGAATTTGTATTATCATTGTGCAATAATACTTTGTTTCCCTTTGGTTTTTTCATTGCGTTAGTTCCTTAGTTTTTAATACTGTTTTAATTCTTTGGCCGTGGCTAGGATAAACAACCACGCTTATTTTTTTATCCCAACAGTGACGGCAAGATTTGCATTGCCCCTCTTGATCTTGTGCATTACATTTAGTAAATGTTTTTGATAAAGATTTGATATGAAAGTTTGGCGCTATGGTGCTGGTGTTTTTTCCTTCTACTGTGTGACCTATAACAGAATCAGAAGACAGACGAACCACAACATTTGGCAATGAGTTCAATCGTTCAATCACATTATTAAACTTTGGAAATTTGTATTGTCTTGTTGGAATCCAATGCTTACAGTGTGGCGTGGCTTTGCAGATTTCCAGGATTTTAGTGGCCAATTTTAGATTGTACATATCACCAGAATCAAACCACCTGAAATATCTACAGTTCAAATCAATATATTCTATCATCTCTTTTGCAAAATCTTCACGTTTCCAGTCTTCCATATTATAAAAGCGTGTGTTTTTTACATTGGGGAATCGATAATTTCCTTCTCTGGCATAACAACCTTTGCAAGCATCTACATAATTTCCAGAGTCATCAAAGGAAGCGGGACAACTCCCGCCCTCCGAAGGATGTCCAGCCTGAGTAGACCAAGAGAAAACAGCTCCCATTTTTTTGGTATTGGATATTTTAATTTTCATAATTTCCTTAGTAACAATATAATTCTTGAGAAATAAAAGACCTATCACAATCTTGACAGCACCAAACCTCAGAAAGATGTCCAAGCTCTGGCTCTGCTTCAAAATGTTCTAATTCTTTACCGCAATTACAGACCGCATTAAATTCTAGTTCACTCATTCTACGCCCCTCTTTAAATTATTAAATTCATAATCATAAGCAAGCATTACATCTTCATAATGATCTTCCCATTCATAAGGATAAACTGCACTCATAAATATAATAGCTTCATCATATCCCAATCTATCTACATATTTATAAAACATATTAAGCAAGTAATGGAATGGTGTAGTCTTTAAAGTGAATTGATTAGTCATTAAAATTTAACTCCTCTGCTTCGTCTTCGCTTGCTTGATGTTGAATTTCTTCCAATTCTTTTTGATGCTCTGCTTCTTTAGCAAGCAACATATTAGAATTATTAATTTCTAAAATTGTGCTTTTAAAATTTTCTAAAAAATCATAAGACATATTAAAGCCCCCCGTTATTGAATGTTATGTTGCGGACGCCTACATCCATCATCCGACCATCTCTTGATCGAAAAAAATCAATACTCTTTTCTGAGCCTATATAAATATGGGTTTCTGGATTAATTCCCGCTGTTTTGGCGTTCTTCCACGCTATTTTGCGTGATTGTGATCCGTGGCTTTTTATCATTCTTTCCATCATAATGCCCCCAAGAAATAACCCAAAGTTATTCCAGTAATTAATGAGAATAAAATTCTGTAATTATATATTGTTGTTTGTAATTCTTTTTGTTTTTGTCTGCTCATATTTTATTATCCTTTTAAAAATTGAGGGGGAATTTCACCCCCTCGTGGGAGAAAATTATAATTCTTGTGGTGTGTGACCTATCACAGAATCAGAAGATTCGAACCTTTTATCTTCTCTGGTTAAAAGTAACTCTGTGCCATATGCAGCAAGTTTATACTCTCTTAAAATAGTAGAATCATCGGAGTAAGTGCGAGTAGTAATTTTAATAATATCTTTCATATCGCACATAAGATGCATATATTTATTTTCACCATATGTATTCTTGGTGGCTTTTAAATCGTGTTTAAACTCAATATCAATAATCCTCTCAATATCTGGCCCCTTGCAATTCTTCGCGTTAAACTTATTTTCAAGCCTTGTTAATGTATTAAAAAATATTTCAGTGACTAACAGTTCGTTTTGGCCTTTCATTTTTTCTCTCCCGTTGAATGAATACCAAGTATAACAAAATCTGTGACCTACTGCTAATTTAATTATGGCCATATTTTAATGAATCCTGGAAAGTCAAGAAATAAATTAATTATTTTAAAAATAAAATTTCTTCGTCGCTAAAGCTCCTCAGGTCTGTAATTGTTTTTCGCAGGCTCAAAAGGACTCTTTATCATTATGCACAATATGATGGATAACTTTGCCTCCCTTTCGATCTCTAAAGGATCTCTTGGTCGGCCTAAAGTTACCCACAGAATTGCACACAATTTAAGGTGCTAATCTGAATTAAATGAAACCTATGCACTCCCTTGCCTAACCGTAGTTTTGCATCCCCTTTGATAAGGATGATAAGTATATGGAATACCAATGAACTCAATAGGTTAACTAAGGGGATAAGGTGTCTATCTGGCAGTGAGTTCTGTGGAGACTGTGAAGTTATATAGTAGTATCTATAGACTTTACAGGTCTCTGTAGCTCCGTAAACCAGATAGAAACTCTTTAAAAGCACCCCCTAGCTCTCCAGCCTCCATAGATCTCTGTAGTCTTCAGAGTCTTACAGGATTAAAGAGTTATTCCAGCTTGCCTGGGCCTCTATGTAGTTTCAAAGACTACAGAGATCTAAGGGGGGGCAGGAGACCATAGGGGGTACCACCCATATATATAGCATACATATACATTTTCTATAGATTTAGACCATTAACCAGATAGAATACTGGTATATCTGCGGACTCTATAGAGCTTTATAGAGCTAGGTATACTAGGTTGAACCCTGGGGGGAAGATTACTTTAGTATATAGTTCAGATTACTGTTTGTCAAGACATATCGTAAATAACTTGACAGATCTTCAAGGGAACTATATACTATTCTAATGTCAGTATTAAATACAATTGAAAAAAAAGAAGTAAAACGAGAGTTAACAGAGAAGCAACAGTCTTTTCTTAAGCATCTTGTAGAAACTCAAGGTGATGCGAAGCAAGCTGCGAAGTTAGCAGGCTATTCTTCACCTCATCATCACGTTGTTAAGAGTTTAACATCTGAAATACTAGAGCTAACTAAAGAAGTACTAGCAACATCAGCTCCTAAAGCAGCTTTTAAGCTCGTAGAGATTATGGAATCCAACAGACCTATTGTCCAGGCTAGTAATAAACTAGCTGCGGCCACTACATTGCTCGATAGAGTAGGTGTAGTCAAGATAGATAGAGTGGATGTCAACCATAATGTAGGTGGGGGTATCTTTTTAATGCCAGATAAAGCCCCAATTGAAATAGATAAAGAGCATTATACTGTAATCAATAAGGAATAACACTATGGACTTTTTAATAGGTACAATATTTATAGTTGTAATAGGTGTAGTTATGTTAAAGCGAGTTAAACCAGAACTCTATGCTAAGTTAAGAGCTAAGTTACCTTTGTGAAAAATACCAGTAGAGACAGCTACTTTAAAAAACAAGGTAAGAAAGAACAACGCTACGATTTAAAACAACGTAAAGATAAACTGCAATATAGAGAAGCGTTATCGCAACTGGAAAACTATGGCCGCCAAAAAAAAGAAATCAACCGTAAACAAAGCAGGTAACTACACTAAACCTACTATGCGAAAGCGTTTGTTTAATAAAATTAAAGCAGGAACTAAAGGCGGTAACGCTGGTCAGTGGTCTGCCCGTAAAGCACAGCTATTAGCTAATCAATATAAAAAAGCAGGTGGAGGATATAAATGAAAGGCGTTAAACATTATAAAAAAGACGGTACTGAATACAAAGGTGTTTCTCATAAAATGCCTAACGGTACTGTTCATACAAATAAAGCACACACTAAAACAAGTGTTAAGCTTTTTCATCTTAAGGATCTTTCTAAGACAGCTCAGATAAAAGCTAAGAAGAAAAAATAACAATGGCCTTAAAGAAATCTCAACAGTCTTTAAAGAGATGGACAAAACAAAAGTGGCGTACTGCTAGTGGTAAGAAATCTTCTAAGACAGGAGAAGTCTATGCGCCTGCAGCAACTATAAAGAAACTACAGTCTACTGCAGCAGGTAAAAAGAAACTAGCTGCCGCTAATAAAAAGAAAAGAGAAGCTACTGCCCAGGGTAAACAACGGGCTAACCACGGTTTACATAAGGGGAAAAAAAGATAATGAGTGTAACACACAGAGGTGAGACCTTTGAAGGTTTAAACAAACCTAAAGCTTCATCGAAAGGTAAAAAAAGTCACGTTGTTCTTATCAAAGATAACGGTAAACTTCGTATGATACGTTTTGGTGAAAAGGGCGCAAGCACTGCAGGTAAACCTAAAGCTGGTGAGTCTGATAGAATGAAAGCTAAACGTAAGTCGTTTAAAGCTAGGCACGGTAAAAATATAAAGAAAGGTAAAACGTCTGCAGCTTATTGGGCTAATAAGGTTAAGTGGTGACACTGGGTATCCTTATGCAACAGTTAAATCAAATGACTATGTTAGCTCCTGATAATTATGTTAGACGTACATCATCTACTGTTCCTTTTGGTTATGAGATGTCTCCTGTAGACGGTTACTTAAAACCTATACCTGAACAACTCAATATACTTAAAGAAGTAGCTGAATCTGTACACGCAGGAGAAATTAGTCTAGGCATTGGTGTAGATTGGTTAGAGGCTGAAACAGGTAGGAAAATGTCGAGAGCAGGCTTAAAAAAACATACGGATAAAGTTTATGGACGATTGGCTAAAAAATCCTAAAAAATACTTGACAGATTCTCAAGGGAACTATATACTAAAGAAAGATGGCACTCCCCAGAAGAAAAGGGGTAGACCTAAAAATAATGAGTTATCTGATGTTAAAGCAGCAATACACGCACAAAAAGCTTTAAGAAAGAAAAACTCTAAAGTTACAAAATTGCGCAGAAACTTACGCAAAGAAGAAAAGAAGTTAGCTACAAGTAAAAAAGTATTAACATCTAATGTTATTACTGAAGCAGAAAGTAAAGAACTACCAGATGCTATACAGCAACATTTAGATGAAACAGGTTCCTACGTTGAGTTTATGCCTAACAAAGGGCCACAGAAAGATTTTTTAGCTGCACCAGAAAAGGATGTCTTATATGGTGGAGCTGCAGGTGGTGGTAAGAGTTATGCAATGTTAATAGATCCATTGCGCTCCTGTCACAATCCTGTACACAGAGCTTTGATACTTAGAAAATCAATGCCTGAATTACGAGAACTAATAGATAAGTCTAGAGAGCTATACCCTAAAGCCTTTAAAGGTGCTAGGTTTAAAGAAGTAGAAAAGCTATGGCAGTTTCCGAGTGGAGCTAAGATAGAGTTTGGATTCTTAGAAAGAGATGCAGATGTCTACCGTTATCAAGGACAAGCATATAGTTGGATAGGGTTTGATGAGATTACTCATCTACCTACAGAGTTTGGTTGGAACTATTTAGCTTCACGTTTAAGAACAACAGATAAAAATTTACAGACTTATTTAAGATGCACAGCAAACCCAGGTGGCGTGGGAGCGCAGTGGGTAAAGAAAAGATATGTAATGCCTAACGAACCTAATAAAACATTCTTAGGACACGATGGGCTAACAAGAAAATTCATCCCTGCTCGATTACAGGATAATCCTTATCTAGCAGAAGATGGTGAATATGAAAGGATGCTTAACTCGCTTCCTGCTGTACAACGTAAACAATTACTAGATGGTAATTGGGATATAGCAGAAGGAGCAGCATTTGCGGAGTTTGATCCTGAACACCACATTATAGATCCTTTTGATATACCATCTTGGTGGGAAAGGTTTAAAGGCGTAGACTATGGATACGCTGCAGAAAGTTGTTGTTTGTGGGCTGCCATTGATCCTGAAGATAAGACCATTATAATATATAGAGAACTCTACCAAAAAGGTCTAACAGGAAATGCGTTAGCTGACAAATTAACACAGTTAGAAGAACCTGAAATTAAGTCCATAGCTGGCGTATTAGATACAGCAGCGTGGGCTAGGACAGGTTACTCAGGGCCTACTATTGGCGAGATACTCGTTAATAAAGGTCATAAATTAAGAAGGGCTGATAAGAACAGAGTTGCAGGAAAAGTACAGATACACGAATACTTAAGAAAGCGACCTGAGAATAACAGACCTAGATTACAGATAGTGAAGAATTGCGCTAACCTTATTAGGGAGTTGCAAGGTATTCCACTATCTAAAACTAATTCTGAAGATGTAGATACTCACGCTTCAGATCACGCTTATGATGCTTTACGTTATATGTTAATGAGTCGACCAAGAGTAGACCATCCTTATGACAGAAGATTAAGAATTAGAAGTGATGTTTATGTACCATCAGACTCAACATTCGGATACTAGGAGAAGTAATGGCTATGAATCAACAAGCTAGAAGAGTTATAAGAGTAGTACCTGTTATTACAGCAGATGCTTATGCTGACAACGATGTTTTATTTAATAACACAGAGCTACCTTTAGCAGTAGGAAAAAAAGGAGAGTGTTCTAAACTTGTATCGGCTATGATTATT